AAGAGTGGAAGGATGACATGCGGCGGCTTATGGAAAAGCTGGATTCTATCGATGAGAAGCTAGATAAAAAGGCTGACAAATGAAGGCTATATTATTCAGCCTGCTGTTGCTCACTTCGTGCGCGGTAGTGACAAGCAATGATCCCGAATGGCAGTGGCCCCATGATTGACCTGTTGGTTGGCCCTGTATCTAGCCTGCTAGATAAATTTATTCCTGACGCCGACGAACGCAATAGGCTTGCCCATGAAATCGCCACAATGTCAGAGCGCCATAGACATGAAGTCAACAAAGCGCAAATGGAAATTAACAAAACAGAAGCCGCGCATAAGAGCCTATTTGTCGCAGGCTGGAGACCGGCTTTGGGGTGGACGTTTGCGTTGGGGATTGCAGGAAACTACATCCTTATCCCTATGGCTAATTTTGTTCTTGCTTTGTCTGACAGCCCTATAGCAATACCGCTAATTGACCTAGAGACAATGATGCCCGTGCTAATTGGTATGCTGGGTCTTGGCGGTATGAGGACGTTTGAAAAAGCTAAGGGCGTACAAAGAGAAAAATGAGTTACTTTTCTGACGAAGAATTGGCTTGCCAGCATTGCGGTGAGTACAAGTTTGATGAAGGCGTTTTGAAAATACTTAATGCGATTCGCAGAGAGTATGGCCCCATGCCTGTCACTAGCGGATACCGTTGCCCACAGCACCCCATAGAAGCCGCTAAAACGCGCTTAGGGGCGCACACAACGGGGAAGGCCGTAGATATAGGGGTAGGCCGTGATCGCGCTTACAGGCTCTTGGAGGTGGCCCTAGCGCATGGTTGTCCACGGGTTGGGGTAAACCAGCGCGGTGAAGGTAGATTCATCCATCTTGATTGGGACTATGAGCGCCCATATCCGACTATCTGGTCATATTAAAAAAATAACAAAAAGGTTTCATACTCCCCCTAAATATAGTTTAATAGCAATGTTCCACGTGGAACTTGATAAGGGGAGTTATCATGTTTGCAGTAACAGTAAGAACCATTGGCCCAATAGAAGACGATGCGCCTACCTACTTAGGTGCTTACATTGACGAGGCTTGGGAGGGCCACGGCGGGATTCATTACGCTACGCTGTTAGTCCCGCGCCAGCAAATCGACGCTACCTACACCGTAAAAAAACACGTAGAGCATCATGAGGTTCATGGCGCTAGCAAATACGTTAGCCAGTATGAGCTTGAAATTCATGACTGCTACTGGGTGGGAAACGGGCATTGCCATAAAGTAGTTAATGATGAGGCCGTATGCTGGGAGGTAGAAGATTATGACAACGCGTGAGTTTCCGGAAATTCCTTTGCTAGATACAAAAGAGCTTGATGAGTCTATAAAGCAATTAGAGCGGTCATTGGCTGTCTTAAAGGGCAGTCAGTATGCTAATGAGCAGGGGCCGGTAGAAGATGACCCTTTTGAGCCTGATGACTATGAGAGCAAAACGCATGGCTATTAAACGCGAAAGCGAGTATGACGGCATACCCGTAGTGTTGAGGGAATACGGCACGCCAGAATGGATCGCAATGAATTGGTGTACTAGCTGTGACGATCATGTCTCAGGGGCGGTATACCAGCAGGAAGACAACAGCAATAAGTATTGCGAGCACTGCTGGAATGTTGTGCAAGATTTAGCGTTAGATCATTTTTAAGGGGAAAGGTATGAGCTTATTAAAAGAGTTATCGCAAGTTGTAGTTAATGAGTACACTGAACAAAAAGGGCAATTTACATATCTTAGCTGGGCGTATGCGGTACAGGAGTTATTAAAGCGCGTCCCAGATGCCACGTGGGAAATGCCAGAGCCTAGCGTTTTTGCCGACGGCACGATGATGGTGTGGTGTAAGCTAACCGCTAATGAAATAACAAGAACGGCATACCTGCCTGTTACGGACAACCGCAACAAACCAATACAAAATCCTTGTTGCTTTTCTATCAACACGGCGATGCAAAGATGTCTTGCAAAAGCCATCGCACTGCACGGCTTAGGTTTGTATATCTACGCAGGAGAGGATGTACCGCAAGTTTCTGACTACGATATAGCTAATCAGAAGATCGAAGCGGGCGAGCCTTTAGAGTTTATGCGCTGGGTAGAGGGCTTGCCAGAGGAGGCTATCGGCAGGGTTTACAATGACGCGCCATCAGGCTTTAAGGTAGCGTTCAAAAACAAGTTTGGTGATGAAATAAAGAAAGCGGAGGCCATACTTACCGAATACCATTTGCAGTTGTCGGGCGTTATTGAAAGGCAAGACGCAGAAGGGTTTGCGCAACTATGGGATGAAATGACGCCTTTAGTTAAGCAGAAGATGAACGCCCGTCTAACGGCGTTTGAGAAAGAAACGGCGAAAGCCTTAAAGGAACAATTAGGAGGCAACAATGAAAGTGATTAAAAGGGCGAAGGTAAAGATCCCATACACTAACGCCAAAGGTGAGGAAAAAAACGATTGGGTCGAAATCGGCTCAATGTGGCGATCAGGGGATGATGTATGGTTACAGCTTAACGCTCTGCCAATACAGAGAGATAAATGGGATGGCAAAGTCAGCTTGTTTAACACTGACGAAAAGCAATCTCAGCAAGCCAAGCAAGGTATTACTCAAGCAAAAGCGGTATTGGATAACTCTGTGCCGCAACCACAACAGGAGATTTTAGAAGATGACATTCCATTTTAATGTAGGCCGTAGTCTGCGCAAGGCACAGGCAGACAAAAGGGTTACAAACAAGATGCTAGCGGATAAGATTGGCGTTCACTCGGTGCAGGTTTCAAGGTGGAGGTCTAGCGAGGATTTAAAGTTAAGCCGCGTGGTAGAGCTTGCGAATCATTTTGAAATGTCTTTAGATGAGTTCGTTGGTATAGGGCAATAAAAAAACCCCGCCTTGCGGCGGGGCTGTATAGGTTAGGAGTGACCTATGTGTGGTGAAAGGGGAGTAACACCACACCTTCAGAATATCACAAGGAATGGCGTTTACGCTAGTTTCCTCCTCAGAGTATATCGGGCGTTAGGCCGAGGAACCGAAGAACCTCGGAGCGGAGTTGACCCTCTCTATTAAGCGCCTCCCAGTGCCGAGTGCTGGTAACGGGAATAGACGACAAGATTCGATACGGTATACATAGCGCGTCAGGCATTTTATAGTCTATTAGGTTACGGTAGTAACTTAAAAAGGGTTATATGGTTTATCAAAGGGGAAGCAAATGAAAACCAGATACGAAGAAATGCGAGAGCAAGTGCAGGCATATCACAAAAAGCACCCAGAGGTTTGGGAACTGTTTTGCGATTTTACATTTCAAATGGTGCGACGTCGGTACAAGCATTATTCAGCGAAAGCGGTATTTGAGAGAATACGCTGGGAGAAGGATGCAGGCGGTGATGGCGTTACGCAGTTTAAGGTAGGTAACAACCACCCAGCATTTTACGCTAGGGCATTTATGAAAAAGTACCCAGAGCATGATGGGTTTTTCAGACTGCGAGAGCAAACGAGCCATAAGCGGTCAGCTACAAACTTAGATGAGTATTTTCCAAATCCTACGGAAGGGCTTAACAAGCTAACGGTGATGAAATGACGGATAAAGAAGTAATAGTTAGGCTCAAAATTGGTGACTTAGTAACTTCATACTTCGAGCCTGATGGCGACATTATTATGCATCCAGAGTTTTTTGATATGCACCCAATTGACCAGCTAGATACTTTGCAAGATTGGGTATCCGCATTGGAAAATTTACAGTTTGAGGTTCACGATTCTTTTTATGGAGGCGCAGATGATTCTTAAAGACGGCAAGCACTGGGAGCCAGACGATACAGATATAGTTGAATGGCAGAGGGCGTATAAAAATATTGATGTCTACCAAGAGATAGACGCAATGACTTGCTGGTGCGAGGCTAATCCTAGCAAGCGCAAGACGGCAAGAGGGGTAAAGCGATTTGTTAACGCATGGCTTAGTCGGGCAGATAGAACGGGGGGAAGCCCTGATCTGCTTGGCGCAAAAAAGTTTAGCTTGAGAGATTGGGATACAACTGACTGCATAACCCACGACTTTATGAACAGCCCTGTTTTCCGAGAAAAAATGTTAAAAGAGCATGGGCGCTATATGTCATCTAATGGAGAGCGAGTCTATGCAAAGTGACGGTGAGGGATGGTACATTCGAAATGAAACGCACCGCAAAGCATTGCTTGCATATATTGAACAAAATAAAAATAAAGACATTTGTTTTAAGGTTGTTCAACCCACGCGCACAACGAAACAAAATAATGGAATTCATGCTTACTGCGGAGAGGTTGCGAAGCAGATGGAGGCGCGAGGGCTAGACATGAAAACTGTACTCAAAGAAGGCGTGCCAATATCGCCCACAAAAGAATTGATAAAAGAGTATATGTGGAAACCAATACAGAAAGCGCTAACTGGCAAAGAATCAACAACTGCTATTACAAAAAAACAAGTGAATGAGGTTTACGAGTACCTTTCTAAACTTCTAGCAGAGAAATATGACATCAACGTAAGGCTAGGAAAGTAGTGTAAAATAGCGTTCTTGTTAGGCGAGGCATTTGCAACTGGGGCGCAATGGGGCATCCATTACAGCAGTTCTGTTCAACAGAAAGGCAGGCCAAGATAGTTAGCCTTTGTTTAGTAGATGGAATATCGCAAAGGCAAGCGGCAAAAGAAATGGGGTGCACCAGAGATGCAGTCAAAGGGGTGCTTGCTACAGTAAAAGAAAAAGCCGCCCGCAGAGGTTATAGCGAGGAGCACGGCTGGTCTGGCATTCTCCCTAAAAACTATGCGATCACAGGTACGTCAGAGCTAAAAGACGCAGACGGCAATACTGTTCTCACGTGGTACAAAAGCAAGGCAGATGAAGAGGCTAGGCACCATGCTTTATTAGAAGCAATTGACAACTCTGTCCACGCATTACCTAAATTTAAACCAACCAAAGCGCCTATCAACACAGACGCAAATCTTGCAACCCTGCTGACTATTACTGACTTTCACTTAGGAATGAAGGCGTGGAAGGATTCAGACGGCGATGATTGGGACGTAAAAATAGCGCGAGATGTTTTTCTCAATGCAGTAAATGACATGATCGCCGGTAGCCCAAAATCAGGGGTAGGAATACTCAATCAGCTTGGTGATTTTTTGCATTGGGACGGGCTGGTACAGGTAACGCCTACCTCTGGGCATCATCTCACAGGCGATGATAGGTACAGCAAGCTAGTAGAGTTAGCTATCAGCGTAATGACGGAGGCCGTTAATCTTATGCTGAAGAGGTTTGGCAAGGTTGTTGTAGTGCAGGCAGAAGGCAACCACGATTTAGCCTCTAGTGTATGGATGCGTAAATTTATCAAACATCGATTTCAAGATGACCCGCGCGTAGAGGTAATAGACAATGAATTTCCATACTACGCCTACCAACATGGCGAAATTATGCTTGGCTTTCATCACGGGCATAAAATGCGTATGGCGCAATTACAAAAACTATTTGCCAGTGAGCCGCGCTTCAGAAAAATCTGGGGAGACAGCCAGCACTGTTACATACACTGCGGACATCTGCATCATGAGCGCATTTTAGATGACGCTGGCGCTACTATAGAGCAACACCCTACCCTCGCCGCTCGCGATAATTACACAAGCTCTCACGGCTACGTAAGCCAGCGTGGTGCCAAGTGCATAACCTACGATAAGATAGAAGGTGAAGTGTCCAGAATAACCGTGAGGCCGCGCAAATGATGCTGATTGCTTGCCCCTTGCCTAAAGACAATGGCATAGTCGTGTTTTACCCTGCCACTATAGGCGGGTGCATTACAGACATTGGGAATAAAAAACAAACAGTGGTATATACAGACACGTTCCCAGAGGGCGTTACTGTTGCAATGGAAATTGAAGAATTCAGCGGGGCGTGGCAACAGGCATTAGTAGAGGAAGATGTGATCATTGAATTTACTCCAGAAGAAGTGTCAGAAGTGCAACATTAATCTATTCCCTGTTTTCCTAGAAGAAATAGGCGGCAAGCTACACGGCTGGGTTTGTCTAAAGTGCAAGTTTTTTGACAAGGCTATCGGGCGGGAAAGAAAATTTACAAAAGAGCACGTAAACGATGGCGGTTAAAAGAGACCAAGCAGACATTTGGTTTAGCAAGGCGGTACGAGCGCGCGATGGCAAATGCGTTTTTTGCGGCAAAACAGACACGTTAGAAGCGGCACACATTTACGGGCGCAGATTAAAGTCAGTGCGCTGGTCTATGGACAACTGCCTTGCCTTATGCCATTACCACCACCGTTACTTCACAGAGCAACCTATTGAATTTCGTGATTGGCTTGTTTCGGTTTATGGGGAAGGCCACATGGAAATGCTTAAAGAAAAAGCACGCCAAATCTTTAAGTCAACACATGCCATCCGCAAAGAAATCGCTAAACACTACCGAGAGGAATATCAGCGCAAAGAGTCTAACCCAGATCATGAAATAGTCTCTTACAACTAACATCATGCAGTTCATGCTACACTAACAACCTCATCGTATCTGGAGGTCATTATGTGTCCAGTTGAGAAGATGCAGGTATTTGCGATAAAGCATCATGTGAGGAACTTTGAAGCCTTGCCAGAGGTGTTCAACCATTTGGCTAACTCGCAAGGCTGTACGTTAGATCAATACCTAGACATTGTTGATCGGCGGCCTAACCTCTCTGACTTCATTGCGCAGATCGCAAACGCCTACAAAAAATAGAAAAATAAGAAAAATCGCCCGCTTTTCGACAATAGGAAGGCGTAAGTCATTGTTTCTCTATCGTTTTAAAAAGTTTGCATATGCTTTTTATTCAGGCATAGTTGCGGTGTGGTTTAACAAAAACGTTATAGGAGTAACACATGAGCATAAATGATTTTGACATTGTAGAGTATTTTGAAAATTCGTTGAGCGACAGCGTTGCCTATCTCGCGGCTTTGGGCGACCGCGAAAAGGCTCTGTGGGGCCGACGTAAATTTTATGTGGTTAGGTCTGATGCTAGCGGTTTGTTCATCGGCGAAATTCCTAGCGGCGACTACGCCATGCGCTTCAACGCAGTTGAGTGCAGGCTTTTCACCAGAATCAAACACGCAGAGGCGATGGCTGAAGCCTTCCGCGAGGCTGACATTCAGTGCGAGGTAGTCGAATACCGAGCGGCGCTTGAGGCTGAAATGGCTAAGACTCGCGACTCGATTCCTGACACAAAAAAAGCATTGTTAAAAGCACAAGAGATGGCCGCGTAAGCGGCCCTTTATTAAGGGAGATTAAGTCATGAGTAACTTCGATAAGTTCGCAGAGTTGAAGAAAGTGTTGCAGGCCGCGCAACAACAGGCCGAAGCCCGTTGCACCATGAGTCCCGAACATGACTTTGAGGCAATGAACTTGATGCAACAAATCGAATACGCGATTGAGCTACTTGATGCTGACTCGCGTGCCGATCAAGTAGACGTTTAAACAATTTAATCCAAGGGGAAAAACCATGTCTGTATATCAAAATCTTATGTCTCAAATCGACAACGCTGGCCTTCTGTTTAATGTGCAAGAGGACAAGCTGTACACTCAAAGCGGCGCAGAGGTTCCAAACAAAAAGGCGCTGATCAATCTCAACAACGGCAAGGTTATGAGCGTTGTGTCTAAGGGCTACAAAGTAGTCACCAATGACGAAATCTTTTCAGGCTTCTGCAAGTCTATCGAAGCCTCTCAAATTGATGCCGATGGCGCTCAAGTGAAAGTTCGCCAAACGCCTGATGGCGCTCGCGCTATGGTTGATTTCGTTTTCCCTAACCAGCTTCTGCGGGTGGGCGGCGATGATTCCACCACAGCCCTTCAGCTTTGCGCCCTCAATTCGTTTGACGGCACTACGCGCTATATCACGAAGGCTGGGGGTTTGCGTATGAAGTGCCTAAACGGTCAGATTCTTGGCAACATCGTTGGCGCGTATTCATCTACCCACACGGCGCAGTTAAATGTTGACGAAGGCGCTGAGTCAGTCATCCGCATGATCGAGCAGTTTAACAAGGCGTCTGACTACTGGGGCGCGATGATGCAGTCTGCTGTCTCTTCTGATGTCGCTTACAAAGTGTTCCTCAAGTTCTTAATGATCGACAGGATCGACCCAGAGCGCGAGAACGCCCGAGTTAATCGTTGCATGGATTTGTGGCGGCAATATTCCACGGAGCTTGGCAGAAACGCCTACGCCCTCTACAACGTCCTGACTCATTACGTGTCGCATCAGGAGAAGCAGTACAAGAACCCGACTAACTCAGCGATGCACCAGCGCCGCCAGCTGGAGAAAGTGCTGAACACTTCACCTGTGTTCGCTGAAGCTAATGTTGCATTCAAGGAGGCCGCGTAA